CTACATGTGATTTATACCCACCTCCTACTTCAACACCTGATTCAAAAGCTTCTTTGGGAGACAGGCCACGTTCTATATTTCTAAACACATCATCAACTATGGCATGAGTACTCCCAACTCCAAGCCTTCTAGTAAAGTCTGTAACTTGAAATAAAGAAGCGAACAATTTAATTCTCTTAGGAATGAATACCATTGCATCTACTAGTTTAGATATATTTACAGGATAAGTTTTATCGATCATAGGTATTGTTACATTTAAAGTTTTATTCCAGTTAGTAGAACCTCCCCGAAATATATTTTCAATCGTATCTGCTACTGGAGATGGCACTGCATACATACCTTCTCTAATAACTTCATCAATCTGTGGAGTAACAGCACCATCACCTACTTTTATTGTTCCATGTCCTTTACCTTGAAATGCTGGGCCTACATCAGGAACTCTCCATGTCATTCCAGTTTTTGTTTTTAAATCATCTAAAGCTGTAGTTTGATTGGTAACACGTTTTGCTATCCCTATTGTTTCATCCTGTAAGAAGTTAACAAGTTCTATTTGCAATCTATGCTTGATACCCATTTGCTGTGAATGGATCATCATATGCATAGGATTTATATGAAGAGGCTCTAGTCCTATATTCTCTAATTCTGTATAACTTGCTGCAGTACGAGCTTTTTGAAATGACATTTTTGAAGCTAAGTCAGACATGTTATTTCTAATTGAGTCTTCACCAAGTTCTTCTACTGGTTTCCACCCACGTTGAAAATAATCTTTTTTAATGAATCCCATCTTAGGATCAAAGTCTATTCTCATAGCTTCTTCTAAATCAGTTCCTCGTCTTAGGAACTCAAATATCTCTTCTCTCTGTACTGCCTTTTCTGGAGCCATAGCAGGATGAGCTAACACAGATGTTGGTAATCCTTCACCAGTTATCCACATTCGTTTTGATAATGCACTACTAGCTTCTGACCACGGCTGACCTACAACCTCACCATGTAGTGCACGGAATAAAAATCTAAGAGGGCCGGGAGCTTCTCTTGTACCCCAGTCAGCTTCTTTATTAATTACAAAACTTCTTTCAGTACTAAAGTATCTTCCTCTTTCTCTTGCACCAATACCAATGTTTTCTAATAACCTATCTCCATCAACGGCAAGCTGCTGCATGTCGTTCATGCGTGAATTAACAGCACCTTCATAACGAGTAACAAGTTGTCTACCTACAGCAGTTTTAGCTTCTCCTGTACTTAATATATCTTCTAGAACAACCCCTGCGTTCTTATCTAAAATATGAGCTTGTTGATCAGGGGTAATTATCTCTCTTAATGATGTCTCCATATCTGTTATTTGTTCATACTGTCTATTTAAAATCTTTTCTAATTCCTGTCCTATTTCAGAACCTCCACTAACAATAGGCATTGGGTATCCTTGGTTCTTTGCTCTCGCAAGATTCTCTTCTACTACTTGAGTTTTAGAACCTGTTCTACCTAATGGTAATGGTAACTGCACAGCAAACCTGTCGATCTCTTTTTGTCTTTGAGGGTCACCAACAAGCTGATGTGTTTTCCATCCCGGTGAAGGTACACCTCCGGGGAAAGGATCGGGTTGAGGGAATGTCCCTTGAGATATATTGTCTATATGTTTATCAAGTTCAGCAGGAGTCATATCTACTGCTTTAGCTACTTGATTTCTAATTCTTCCATAATGAGACTTAAATCCAAGAAGCTGGTGTTTGCCCTCTTGTCTGAAGCCAATTAGGTTATCTATTTGTGATTCTATTTCTGGACTAAACTGTGTTACACGATCATATGCACTGTCTATTTGAGCAGCAACATCTTCTATCATCTGTTGATCAGGAGTTAACCGTGTTCCAAATGTTTCTTCTGTTGCAGCATCTCCAGCCAATCTTCGTATCTCTTCTGCATCTATACCAGTTTGTTTTGATATATATTCGCTAGCCTTTTTATTCTGTGTATCATTTAGATTTCCAGTTATTAACTGTCCAAATCTTTCTCTAACTTTTTCCTGTGCAGGTTCTTTTAATTTATTAGGGCTAGTACCTGTTTTAATTATATTCATACCTCTGGCATCATAGTCATCAGTAACATTCTCTATGATTTCATCTATACGATTCTGTGCTGTTGAAGGTACTTCCTGTATTTGTGATACAGGAACATCTTCAGCTAGACGAGAAGGTTGTGGGGTATCAAATTTAGTTGTTCCTTCAAGGGTATATTGAGCACCTGTTCCTTGTGGAACTAGACCTAACTGTACTGGCTCTATAACTTCTTCTACTTCTTCTACAACAGGAGTTACTTCTTCTGCTGTTTCTCTAGCTACAACTGGAGCTGTTTCTTCTGCTGCCTCTCTGCCAACTGCTCTCCCTAGTTGTCTACCAGCTAATCTAGTAGCACCAGCATATAGGCCAACACCGGGTATTAATTCTTCTGGACTAGTGGCTATTTCAACAGGTAGCTTTTGATACCAAGGAATATCTGCCTGTTCATAAGCACCAGTAATAGATTCTAATGGGCCATACCCTGCTTCTCTTAATGCTTTTCTAGCACTAACCTGACCATGAGGATCAGCTTGAAGGGCTGATCCACCTAATTGCCAAGCAGCAGCAGCAGTAGGGTCTAAGAATCTTTCTGAAATAGTTCCTATCCCAGCAATAGTAGGTAAAAGAGGATCAATAACTTTTCTTAATGTTCCTGCACCTTCTGGTATATCAAAGTCTCTAGGCTCTACACCAAACATTTTAGACGTAGCAACTTCACCTGCTTGTTGAGTATCAAGGCCGGGTATTAGATTGAAAGGTAAAGAAGCTAAGTTACTTATACCAGATACTATATCTCTTCCTGTCTCACGCCAGTTAACTGGTTGTGGTGCAGCAATCTGACGTTGACCGGGTAGGGGAGTGCCTTCACCAACCAGAGGGGTTTGTGCCTGACGAGCAGTCTGTACATCAGAAACAACATTTCTAGGAACCTGACCATCCTGTCCTATAGGAAGATCATTTCCATATTTTGATTGTAACTGTGGGAATTTCTCAAGTTGTCTTGCCCACCAGACTTCTGCTTTACGTCTATCTTCTGGAGACATAATGTACCTCTAGTACATAAATCTAGTAGATGGATTATACCTTCCCTGCCTTCCACGTTGACCGGGGGTAGTATTTTGATAATACATCTGAGTAAACGGCATATCTTCTAGATAGTCTGTAAACCCAGACATTGTATCTCCTTGTCGGGTGGCACTACCGAGTTCCCCAAGGTATCTATTCCACACGTTACCAAATTGCCCTCGCCAGTAATTTTGTTGGGCAGGAGCAAAGCCCTGTTGATTACTGGTGGTAAATGGTGACGCACTGAAATAAGCCCATTGGGGATTCTCAGCAAGTAAAAAATCCTCCCACCCTGTTGGCATTTTAAAGCACTGCCTCGGTTGGCATAGCTCCCCATCTAGTAGGGTTAAGACCACCAAGATACCCTAAGAATCCAAGAGGTGAAGTAATACCCTTTTCTGCACCGCCAGTCATATACCTATCATATAGATTACCTAATGATTGTGATATAGCTCGTTGGGCATATCCTCCAGTAGGAACACCACCGCCGTAATACCTAGCTAATGCCATAGCTTGCACTGCTTCTGGGTCTTGCATACTTTGTGCTAAAACAGGATTAGCAGTTTCTAATGTATTCCAAGCAGTTGATCCCGGTAATACTCCACCAAATTGTAACGCTTGGTTATATCCAGCAGTTATATTTTGACCAGTACCAGCAGTACCGGGCTGATACCCTTGAGCTTGATACCAAGGAGCGAAATCTTGTCCAGTAACAGCACCTGTATCACCAAGTAAATAACTACCAAATGTAGGCTGAAACTGACGTTGTGCCATTTGCCCATATCTTGGTAGATAATAATTTGGCATTTGATTTGCCATCATTGATGTATATTGTTGTTGTGGAGAGAATTCTCCAAATACATTTCCATTAGCCATAGTGCTTGCTCCTTGATTTGCTACTGTCCCACTTGTGTTGTTTGCTGATCCTACTATTGTTGCTGTTGCTGTATCAGGTGTAATATTCCCTATACCAGTCCCAGTAGCATACGTATCTGACAATGGTTGAGTCATACCTGTAGGTACTAATGATATCGTACCGCTATCATTTACCTCATACATAATCTGGCCATTTATATTTTCTACCTTACCAGTAAAATTCATTACTTGTTTACCATCTGGTGTTAATGGCAAAATTTGATTACCAACCTCTGGTATCCAGTGTGTGAGTTCAGAATTTAGAAGTGCATTCTTTTGAGGATGGTTATTTGGATCAGCGTATGCTGGATTATTATTTGCATACCAAAAAACATTCGTACCAGCAGGTAATTGAGCTGCTGGTATAAATCCACTACCGTCTTGATTTAATCCCCAATATGCCATTATCCAAACCTCTCAGGGTTTAATGTTATTAATTTATTTAAGAATGCGACCATAGTATCGCCACCAGTTCTATCTGTTTCATTCTTAGTTCTATCATAAATATCTTCTAATGAACTGGCAACTGCCCTATTAGCATAAGAGCTTACTACAGGTTTACCAGCATGATATCTAGATAAAGCTAATGAAATAGAATCTCTCTTTTTATCACTTGCAGTTCCTCTTAATATTCCTGATAAAACCTGATTGCCAGCAAAGATAGATTCTGCAGCATCAGGATCTACTCCACCAGCAGAAGCACTACTTGTAACACCTTGTACTACTTTATTCCAAGATGGAGCTAATTGATCCCAGTCTAATGGTGTATATGTTTCTGGTTTAACATCTTCCAAAAAGGCTCCAAATGTTTGTCCTTCTATAGGTGCTCCCATAGGAGTACCTATTTGCTGTAGCATATGTGCTCCTAACATAGGACGATATTGTCTACCTAAAGATGCAGCTAAAGTACTAGTATCATAATATCCGGGTACATTTGCAGCTCCATATGCTTGAAATGCTGACGATGGAGTTATGCCCTGATACATTGGAATTCCTTGACTCTCACCAATAGTTAATGGTTGTTGAGTTTGTGGAGGTGGAGGAACCATACTTGATCCAAGTGGAAAACCAAAAGCCTCCGATGGGTTAAAGTAATCAATGGTTTGAGATGGTGTTTCAGGAGATGGGCCTAATACAGGAGCAGCAGTAGTTGAAGCTGGTGCTCCAGTTTGTGAAACAATTGTAGTTTCAAGGTTTACATCACTTACTTCAGATGGATCACCCCATTGCTGTCTCCACGTATTAACTTGATCGTTTACTTGTCTGACAGTAAATGCTTCACCTTGATTGAATTTCTCCTGTGCTTCCTTGTCCATACCAGCTACAATCCAAGCTTCCAACCTATTCTCTACTTCATTTGGCCCTATCTCCCCCATATCCCATAATCTTTTTATTTCCTCTCCTTCAGCATCACTACCTGTTAATGGTGCTGGAAGATCAGTTCTAAAATCAGCTTCAGCTGTAAAATCTACAGTAGGTATCGTGCCTGTAGTAGTTGTCATCGGAGTAGGAGTAACAGTCTCTGGTATCGTCCCTATCTCTGGTATACCCTGCATTTCATTCATAATTGCCAATACTTCTGGACTTGGTGGAGTCTGATATTGTGATGGATAATTTATTCTATTTTGAGCCTCTCTCTCATTTAAAACACTTTGTCTTGGATTTGTCAGAGTATTGAAGATCCTACCAATAGGACTTTTCTCCCAAGGTGATGATGGGTCGTTCTCTTCTGGGGGTACTCCCCCATGTGGTTGTGGTATAGCTTCAAATATAGATTCTCTAGAATCTGCAGATAATTGAGCATTTACACCTTCATTAATATCGTTATAAGCAGTTGCAAGGTCATTACTGTCGATACCTAGGCTCTGTGAATATGGGCCAAACAAAGAATTATCAATAGTTCCCGGTGAAAAATTAAATAAAGTCTGTGCACCTATATCTGCTGTTATAGCTGACATATCGTTATCCATTGTATGTGAAGACAATGTATCTTGTAATGCCATATCGGCAGCCATTATAGGGTCACCAGTCATTTGAAGATGAAGATCAAACGAAGAAGCATCTTCAAATGGGGGTATATTACTACCCATCATTGTTTCTAGTCTTAATCCCTGTTCTCGATCCGCATCAAGACCCTGAGTTAAATCCATAATATACTGTGGATCACCTCCAGACTTCATAACAGACTGGACTAGATTCCCAAATATTCCGGGTAGGTTATCGCCTATTGCCACTTATTATCCTCCCGGCCCTACAAGGCCCATATTTCTTAATCGTGTTTCATCACCCTGTGCTCCCGGCCTTGGCTGTCCTTGCGGAACATTAGGCCCAGCTTGTGGCGTAGGTGCAGGTGGAGGCATTCCAGACATCATAGCTGGTGGTGCAACTCCCGGTGGCACTCCCGGTGGGCCAGCCATCGGTGGAGCACCCGGAGGCACTGGAGGCAATGCACCAGCGGATGGGGCTGGCGGTACTCGACCACCCAAATTATCTGATAACATCTTAGCCTTACTCAACATGACTGCCATCAATTCACCAAGGTAAAATTGGGCAAGATCATCCCTTCCTTGCTTCAGTGCTGCCTGATACAAACTCCATAACCCTGCCTCTGGCAGTGTTCTTTCTGCGATTTGTTCCTTAATCGCATCGTCTGTTTGGTCAGCATCTTGAACGCCAAGTATGTTATCCCTGATCCAGAGATCAGGCATGAGTGGTGTTGGGCCTTCTCTAGCAATCTGTGCCATAGAGTATTTCGACATATCGTCTTGAGGTAGTCTGGCAACTATAGATATTTCTATAGAACCGCCCTCTTTGACTCTCTCAGGTGTAATTGTTTCTGAAAAATACATCCTGTTATTGTCACGACCTGATAATTCCATAGAGGTGAAAGCTCCACTGGAATATTGATCACACAAAAGATTACATATCTGCATATAGGCATGTTCCAAAGCCTCAATTCTTGGGCCTAATACAGACTCAACGCCCTGCCTTAAAGTGTTAATTGCGAATCCAGATAACTGAAATTGCAACTCCCCATATACCGAATGTGGTATAGAACCACGCTGCATCTCACCTGATACCATCCCCATGTATACCCCAGTTTCTCTAGCAACTTCTAATAATCCTAGGGGTTTTACTTCCTCTCCCTGTGCAAGAGATATTTCGGTTCCTTCTTTATATGGGTCTTCTTCCAGTGTCTTCTGACCATCTCTGGAAGTAATAACTATTCCTTGCTTTCGTGACCTTGCAGTCAGTTCAAGCATCGTAGACATCATAAAGTTGTGTTTTTCGTATAGTTCTCGTGTAGATTTAAATACTGATTCACCGTAGTCTTCGACTGTATCTTCTATCGATGACCACTCAAGTGACTGTATTAATGGGTTAGCTCCTACTGGGCCTAGGAATACTGGTACTCCAGTACCACCATGTGCAGTTCTTTTCTTGATATACCTGTGTGGTATAGCTACATAGTTATCTTCACGATCATAAAAGTCATATACATCTATTCCATCTTCATCCATTCTCTCAGTACCAAGTCTGACATTGTACTGTGATTCAATCTCATGTCTTGTCTTTTTAACCTTGTAGCAAGCCCATGCCAATCCATCACCATCTGTACCCCAGTATGTATGCATCGGATCCCACGGTGTGATATCAATGAAAGTGTCACTGTCATCTCTTTTAACAAGTAATGCCCTACCTGCATACCAACCACGAAGAGTTGTATACCATGCCAGTTGATCCTGTAGGCATGGCTGAAGCCTTCTCATCAATCGTTCATTAGCAGACTTTAAAGCTCCAATGATAAATCTTTCTTTATCATTATTAACTTCTCTAGAGTTTCGTGGATTACCAGCAGGAGGTATACGAACAATTGTATCTGCACCTGATAACCAAGAGATTATCTTGTCAGCATATGTCTGAGGTTCATTTGAAGTATATGATTGGTAACCATCTCCAGCATCAAATGGGTCTAACCTGTATAAATTATGGTCAGCATCCATACGAGATCGAAGAGGTTCTGTAGAATCGTAGTGTGATTCTACTAAACTAATGATATCTTCTACTTTTCTTCTAGCCACCTACCACCTCTTTACTTTTATTAGCGAGTTATTGCGTAAATGACCGTACCCGAATCTATCTACCAGTCCATAAATGATAGCTTTAACACCATGATTGTATTTATCTTCGGGAGTCTCTCCCACTATATTACCATCTCTATCGGTTTTCCAGCGATAGGCTTGTGTTTGTCCATTGAATGGATTAGGTTCTGACCCAAATTCAGACATAATCCCACGACAATTCGCATTAAAAATTATTTTTGGTACATTAGAAATTGGATCGGGCTTTAAAAATGACTTTAGCCTTTCTGTTCCCTCGTTAATTCTAACTTTCTGAGCAGCAAGATATACCCCTGTTTCTTCCAGCCATATCTCTGCTGGAGCAGACATAGCCTGATGCTGGTATCCAGCTATGTCTATTGCCCCACCGTGGACATCTTTCCACCATGGTCGTGACTTGGCTATGTCGATTATCTCTGTTGTAATCAACCCCTGTTCGTATATCTCGTCTATTACGCATATCTGCCCATTAATTTCCTGTACTACCTCTACAGCATAACCTCCAGCATAGCCGGGGTCTATCCATAAATACACAGGATCACCAGCTGACCATGTCGCATTATCACTAATATGTATGTCGGGTCTGAACTCTCCGAATACTAATCCCTGTGGTGGTGTGGGAATTCCTTCAATACGCTCCATGAAGAAGTCATCAGAGGCTACTGCCTTCAATCTCAGTATCTCAGGGTCGTTTTTGCCACCGGGATACAGGTACTGATTAGAATAACTTGGCAGAGAAAACGATTGTTCTTCATCTCCCCCATGTTGCCACTGCTGATATAGCTGTGGATACCACCCCAGCGAACCCTCAAATGTACCACCAAGGAACATCCATCCCCTTTTAGGTGCACATCTACCTCTCATTCTATGGAAGGTTTCCAAGTCTAACTGGCTTGCCTCACATCCTATGATGCCATCAGGTGCTCTCATAGCCAGAGTTCTGGGATCTTTAGCTGATTTAGTCTCTATCCTAGTACCATCAGCAAGCACAATCCTACCCGGATCAACTCGTTTGGTAACTTCAGCAAGTATTCCCAGAGCAGCAAAGTCCTCTGTTAAGTATTCAAACTCTGCTCTAGTCCTTTCGTAGTCGGCAGCTACCAACCAGTACAGCCCAGCTTCATCGGTTTCTAAGAACCTAGATACCAGATACTTGGACGCTACCATAGACTTACCAGCTTGCTCACCACCAGCTACCAATATGAAACGCTTACGGCAGTTGAGTATTGGTTCTTGTTTCGGAGTCGGATCAAAATCCAACTTAGAAAAAATATATTCTGTTACGTCTGGATTACTTGTTGTTGTCATAATTAGATACGTATATAGGAGTCATCTCACCCATATATGCTCCCATTATGTTGTATTCGTAAAACTCTTCGGCTTCTTCTCTGGTCATATCCTCAGAAAGAATGTCAACTATCTTTTCTGCGGAATATACAATTCTTAAATCAGTTTCTGACTGTCCTATAATCGCAGGTTCAAATCTTACTGGTAATGTAAATGGAGCCTCACCATCAGTCAACATCAAGATCTTTTGTCCTTGATAGTATCTTTTCTACTTCGTCCATAGCTTGCTTCTTAGCAGAATCATCTTCAACAATTTCTTTTTTATCACCACGTAACTCTTGTTGCATGTTTCGTAGCTTTTTAAGCTCTATCATTAATTCTTTTGCAGCATCATTAGCAGTAGAGTTATCACGTTTAAAGTACTGAGATGCAAATGCATTAAGGAATGACATAAGAAGTACAGGGTTGTCTTTTGGCCCCTGCCCTTTAATTCTGTTTAATGCTAAGTCTCTGACATATTCACCAAATATCTCATGTGCTAC